CAAGTGTGCGGCAGACAGAACCTGTAGCGCATGGCTCACAGGTGGCCCGATCACCAAGATGACCACGAAGCGCAAGCAAATGCTTCAGATGGCAAAGTACAACGCACGAAAGGGCGAGTATGAAGACGAAAGCGGAAAAGAAGATTTCGAAGGTGATGACTGAGTACGGCAAGGGCAAGCTCAAGAGCAGCTCTGGCGGCAAGGTCACCAACCCAAAGCAGGCTATCGCCATCGCTCTTTCCGAAGCCAAAAGGAAAAAGAAATGAAGGGTCTCTACGCCAACATCCACGCCAAGCGTGAGCGCATCGAGCGCCAGAAGGCCGCAGGCAAGACTCCTGAGCGGATGAGAAAGCCTGGAACCAAGGGAGCGCCGACTGCTGCTGCTTTCAAGGCTGCTGCTAAGACGGCAAAGAAATGATTAAGCGCGGCAAGGAGCAGTTCCAGGGCTATAACCAGCCCAAGCGAACGCCCAACCACCCTACAAAAAGCCACGCAGTCCTGGCAAAGAGTGGGGATGAGGTCAAGCTCATTCGATTTGGTCAGCAAGGCGTAAGCGGTTCCCCAAAGAGGGAAGGGGAGTCAGAAGCCGATAAAAGGCGCAGGGAATCATTCAAGGCCAGACACGCCGAGAACATCCAAAAGGGAAAGATGAGCGCAGCGTACTGGGCCAACAAGGTTAAATGGTAAGATTTCTTACGCAACCGTAAACTTTTTTACCCCGATGGCCCGAAAGGAGTCGGATTGAACATCGAAAAGATCGACATCTCCGTGTTAATCCCATACGCACGGAACGCAAGAACCCACAGCGACGAGCAGATCGCCCAGATCGCCGGAAGCATAAAAGAGTTTGGGTTCAACAACCCTGTCCTGATCGACAAGGACAACGGGGTTATAGCGGGGCATGGGAGACTCGCCGCGGCAAGGAAGCTGGGCCTCAAGGAAGTCCCCTGCATCCGTCTAGAGCATCTCACCGAGACCCAGAGGAAAGCCTACATCCTGGCAGACAACAGGATCGCCCTTAACTCAGGGTGGGAGGCCGAACTTCTAAGCCTGGAGCTAAGTGAGCTTCTGGATGGCGGGGTCAACCTGGAAAGCCTAGGTTTCGATGCAGACGAGATCGATGCTCTGCTGAATAAGATCGAGCCGACAGAAGGGCTGACGGACGAGGACGCAACGCCTGAAGTCCCTGATGAGCCAGTCACAAAACCTGGGGATGTTTGGGTGCTAGGAAAGCACCGCCTGATGTGCGGGGACTCCACGAGCGTAGATGCTGTGGATAAGTTGATGGCAGGTCAGAAGGCCGACATGGTGTTCACCGACCCACCGTATGGGGTTTCATACGAAGGCGGCCACAATACCAAAAAGCGGCAACAGATTAAGAACGATGCTCTTGACGGGGAAAACCTGACGGGTCTGTTTTACGGGGCGCTTTCTGTTGCTCATACTGTCACGCACGACCATGCCGCCTTTTATGTCTGGTTTGCATCAGGCAAGAGCGTCGAAACATTTGCGGCTTTTTCAAACCTATCGTTGAAACTTCGGGCGGTCATCCAGTGGTATAAGGTCAGGTCTGGTCTTGGCGCATTTATGTCGCAGTACATACCAAACTGCGAGCCGTGCATATACGCCTTCAAAGAAGGGGCGTCGCCGCAGTGGTTTGGGCCGACTGATGAAAAGACTGTATGGGAGCTAAAGAAGGAAGCTCGAAACGACTTCCATCCGACTCAAAAGCCGGTCGGACTGCCAGAGCGCGCTATCGGCAACAGCAGTAAGAGCGGCCAGATCGTTTTGGATTTGTTCGGCGGCTCCGGCTCCACGCTCATCGCCTGCGAAAAGACGGGCCGCATCGCCCGCCTGATGGAGCTAGACCCCAAGTATTGCGATGTCATAGTAAAACGCTGGCAGGACTTCACAGGCAAGCAAGCAACACTAGAGTCAACAGGCCAAACCTATAGCGAACTTACGGAACCTTCGGGATTACAAAATGCATAAGACTTCAGGGCAAGGCGTAGCCCATAAGCCAAATGATGAAAACCGAAAGGTCGTAAAGATGCTTAGCGCGGTAGGCACTAGGCACGAGGACATCGCTGCCAAGTTAGAAATCACCGACGACACCCTTCGCAAGCATTACAGGAAAGAACTGGACGAGGGCCGGATTGAGGCCAATGCTTCTGTGGCGCAGACTCTGTATCAGCAAGCCAAGAATGGAAACACCACGGCGGCTATTTTCTGGCTCAAGACCCGCGCCCAATGGCGGGAGAATGACCGACTTGAGGTGACGGGGGCAAATGGCAACCCGCTGGAGATGGTGATCTCATGGGCAAACGAGAAATCGTAATCCCGTACTCTCCTCGAGAGCCACAACTCGCCATCCATCAGATGATGCGGGATCACCGCTTTGGGGTGGTGGTAGCTCACCGACGGATGGGAAAGACAGTTGCCGCTCTGAACCACATCATTCGGGATGCGGTGGAGAACCGTAAAGAGGCCCCTCGGTATGCTTACATCGCTCCGACCTATGGGCAGGCAAAGCGGGTGGCCTGGGACTATCTGCTGAAGTACACAGAGCCTCTGGGCGCGACCCCGAACATCTCGGAACTCCGCACGGACTTCTGGGGGCGCAGAATCCAGCTCTACGGCTCAGACAATCCTGACTCCCTCCGAGGCCAATACTTCGATGGCGTCATCATTGACGAGATCGCCGACCAAGACCCACGAATCTGGACTGACATTGTTCGTCCCGCGCTGTCAGACAGGTTGGGCTGGGCGCTGTTCCTTGGAACCCCTAAGGGATCAAACCACTTCAAAGACCTGAGAGACCAGGCCGAGGAAGAGGAAGACTGGGGCTTACTGGAGTTCAAAGCCTCCCAGACCAACCTGATCCCCGAATCCGAACTCCACGCCGCCAAGCGCGAGATGGGTGTGGATAAGTACAACCAGGAGTTCGAATGCTCCTTCCATGCCGCTGTTGAGGGTTCTTACTACGGGGCGCTGATAAACGACCTGGAGGAGAAGGGCAGGCTCACGAACATAGACCGGGACGACTTGACCCGGACATTCACCGCTTGGGACTTGGGGATGTCTGACACCACCGCGATCTGGGTGGTTCAGGTGGTTGGGCAAGAGTACCGGGTGATGGATTTCGTGGAAAACCACGGCCAAGGGCTAGATTGGTATGTGAACTGGCTCAAAGAGAATAAGTGGCATACAGCCGAACACATCTTGCCTCATGACGTAGAAGTGCGAGAATTGGGGACAGGACGCAGCAGAAAGGAAATGCTGCAAGAGGCAGGGCTACAAATAACGGTTGCTCCGCGCTTGTCAGTTGCAGATGGAATCCAGAGCGTCAGACGCATTCTCCCGAAGTGCTGGTTTAACGTGCCGAAGGTGAAGCAGGGTCTAGACGCGCTCAGGAACTATCGGCGCAACTTCGACGAGAAGAGAAACGTATTCTTTGACACACCGCTACACGACTGGGCCTCTCATTCGTCCGATGCGTTCCGATACTTCGCTATCGGGATTCACGAACAGGGCGACTGGAGCAAGCCGATTAGCGTTAACACAAGGTGGGTGGTCTAATGTGGGCAACGCCTCAAGGCAACATCAACGCCAAACTCGCGGAGCTGGAGCGACGCATCAAAGCGTTAGAGGAAAAGCATGAATCAAATCAGCCTGAAAAGCCTGCTCGAGGCCGAAATCGATGGAGCGATCGGGTATCTCCAAACGGAGACAACCGAGCAGAGAACCCGGTCACTTGAGTATTACCTTCGTTACCCTTACGGTAACGAGGTAGAGGGTCGAAGCCAGATCGTCACCGGAGAGGTGGCAGAGGTCATTGACGGCGCGATTCCTCAACTGATCCGCATCTTCACCGCCTCGGATGACATCATCCGCTATGAGCCTGTCGGCCCCGGTGATGAGCAAGGCGCGAATCAAGCCACGGACTACTCAAACTGGGTGTTCTACAAGGACAACCCTGGTTTCGCCATCCTGCATGACTGGTTCAAGGATGCGCTGCTCGAGAAGGTCGGCGTGGTCAAGGCTTACTGGGACAACCGCATTGATGTTGTCAAGGAGACCTACCAGAACCTGACCGATGACGAACTCACGATGCTCCTGGCAGACGGGACTCGGGAGATCATTGAGCAGGAAACCATCGTCACTCCCGTCATGAACATTGACGGAAGTCCTGCGATTGGGTTGGACGGTATGCCGCTGGTACAGGCATCTCACACCGTCAAGGTCAAGAAGAAGAACCAAGTCGGGCGGGTGGCGATTCAGAACATTCCTCCCGAGGAATTCCTGATCTCCAAGAAGGCCACAACGATCCAAGACTCTCCCTTTGTCGCTCACCGCAGACTGATCCCTCGGTCTGACCTGGTGGCGATGGGCTTCCCGGAGGATGTTGTCCGCGACCTCCCGGCCTACGATGATCTGAGCTTCTCTCCTGAGCGGGTGGCTCGGTACTCTGAGGGCGAACAACCAAGCCAAGACGAAAGCCTCGACCCTGCCATGCAGGATGTGGAGGTGTACGAGTGCTACATCCGAGCAGACCGGGATGGTGATGGTCTGGCCGAGCTGCTCCAGGTTTGGTACGCCGGAAGCGAGATTCTCGAGGAAACGGAAACGGACTACATTCCTTTCCATAGCCTCTGCCCGATCCCTGTTCCGCACAAGTTCTATGGACTATCTCTCGCGGATAAGGTGATGGACTTGCAGCTTCAGAAGTCCACGATCACCCGCCAGATGCTGGATAACCTGTATCTGACGAACAACTACCGGGTCGGTGCGGTGGATGGTCAGGTCAACCTGGACGATCTCATCTCTCCCACGCCTGGTGGTGTGATTCGGATGAAGAACCCCAATGCGGTGGTTCCGATGGCGGTTCAGCCCGTGGCGAATCAAGCCTTCCCGATGCTCGAGTATCTGGATCAAGTCCAGGCCAAGCGCACGGGCGTTTCGGATGCTACGCAGGGTCTTGACCCCAATGTCCTACAGAATGTCACCGCTACGGCTGTGGCTGCGTTCCAGAACGCCTCTGCTGGCAAGATGGAACTCATCGCTCGGAACTTCGCTGAGACAGGGGTTAAGAGTCTGTTCAAGGGCATCCTGCAACTCCTGTGCAAGTACCAAGACAAACCCCGGATCATTCGGATGCGTGGTCAGTACATTCAGATGGATCCCCGCGAATGGTCGAATCAGTACGATGTGAGCATCTCTGTCGGTCTGGGAACGGGTAACAAGCAAGAGCAGATGGCGATGCTTGCGATGATCCTGGACAAGCAGGAGCGGATTCTTCAGCAGTTCGGCCCTGCCAATCCTCTAGTGACGGTGGGTCAGTACCGCGAGACTCTGGGACGGATGATCGAAGCCGCAGGGTTCAAAGATTCAGCGACTTTCTTCAAGCCCGTCACGCCTGAGATCGACCAGGCTCTGAGCAATCCTCCTCCGCAGCAACAGCAACCCGATCCGGCCATCCAAGCGATGATGATGCAGGCTCAGGCCCAGTTGGAGATTGACCGCGAGAAGGCGATGGCAGATATTCAGGCCAAGCGAGAGAAAGCGGCGGCTGAGATTCAACTCGCCCGAGAGAAGGCTGCGGCTGAACTGGAGCTGAAGAGGCAAGAGTTCGAGGCCGAAGTCCAACTCAAGGCGGCAAAGATCGGCGCAGGCATCTCCTCAAACATTGAGATTCCGGGGTAAATCATGGCTACAGCACAAAGATTTTCTGGGCTATTTAGCCCTAGCGATATCCTGGCAAGCAGGGCGCAAGATGTTCTTTCCGCGAGTGGACGGGCGAATGATCCACGCTTTGCAGACGCAATCGTCGGCAGCTTCACAGAGAACGGCATCACCTACAACGTCCAAGGCGACGGGTCGATTCAAGGGTTCATTGAGACCCCGACGGGCGCGTATTTGGCTGCTGGATTCACTCCTGAAGGCCAGCAAGCCACAGAGGAACTCAGCACTCAGTTTGAGCAGACCTCGACAGATCGCCTGCTAGGCACTCTGGCAAATGCCGCCATCGCCGCAGGAACCGCTGCTGGCCTTGGCCCTGCCGGGGTTGGATTCCTAAGCACTCCTGCCGCCGCTGCTGTTGGTGCGGGGACGACAAGTTTCGCTAATAGTGGTGATCTTGCTCAGGCTCTCAGGGCCGCAGCATTGGGTGGAGCCGCCGCTTTCGGCATAGAGCAACTTTTCCCAACCGCTATCCAAACCGCCGCAAATACTGCTGTTGATCTTGCCGGGACTGGCGCATCTCAAGTAGATATCGTCAATGCCCTGGTGGATCAAGGCGTAAGGGCTGGAACTGCTGCTCAGATTGCGGGTGACGCATTGGCAGGCGCGACTGCTCGACAGATTGCAACCGACTTCGCTGGTGCGTCTATCGGCGGGACTGCTGCTGGAGCGACATCACTAGCCCCGAATGTTGTGGAGGTTTTGGGTTCAACCGCTGCTCCCGGCCTTTTGGCAACCGCTGCGCCTTCATTGGCTGGCGCTGCGGGTGGATTGCTTGGTACTCAAGTTCCTGCACAGCAAGCTCCCGCTATAGTGGCACAAACTGTTCCGGTGACATCCTCAGCCGCCCCGGTTGAGTTGCAGTCAATTGCTCCCGCTGCTGCGGGTGGACTGTTGGCCCCTACGCAAACCGTTCCGGTGCAAGCCGCTACAACTCCGGCGCAAATGCAAGCAACCGCCCCAGCCGCTGCTGCTGTGGGTGGTTTATTGACTCCCACGCAGACGGTTCCAGTCCAGGCCACAAATATCCCAGCTCAGACGCAGGCCACCGCGCCGACTGCCGCCGCTGTTGGAACGCTTGCTCCTACGCAGACTGTCCAAGTTGAGGATCGGCCAATCAAGCGCGAAGAGGCTCAGATTCTGGCTCCCGTTGCCGCTGGTACGGTTGCTGGTGTTCCAGTTGCAGATGTAACGGTTCCCCGCTCTTCTACAGGCCCAATTGAGGGATCGACCACGGTTAATCCTCTGTTGGCATTGGGGCTTTTGGGGCTTGCCGGGACTGCTTTGGCTGGTGGTGGATCGACGGGCGCGCCTGTTGACCAAGCGGCTTACGACGCAATTGCTAGAGGTCGCAGCCCTGTTTATCCTCGAGGCGAGTTCACCCCGATATCTCTTGGAGGCTTGCCTGGGATGGGTGGGATAAGCGATGGAATGCTAGGGGCTTACGATTACTTCGGGCCTTACTATGGCGCGGGTAGATTCGGGGCGCGTCCGCAGGCATTTGCTTTGCCGGGACTTCTCGGGCCTCAGATGATGTCTATTCCGACAACTCCTAGCAGGAGCGCAGCAGTTTGAACAAGTCAGAACGGGCTAAAACGCTTCTGGGTGACGAATGGTTTACCGGAGAGATTGATTCCATCCGGTCAACACTTATGAGTGTTATTACCAATTCGGATGAGATGGACATTGACATTCGTGAGCGAGCCTATTTGAAACTTCGCTTACTTGATGAAATAATGGGGCACTTTTCCGCAATTGCTTCCGAAGACCAGATGGTCAAGAAGCGGTGGAAAATCCTCTGATGCGAGTCTGACGCTTTCAGACACAACTGAGGAACGAAATGGCTGAGAACATGGCCCCGGAATCCGGGAATGTCTCGATGACGGTAAACGAAGCCGCAGGCGCGTTTTTGGGACTGATGGAGCCGACGGAAGCTGAACAAGCCGCCCCGCAAGCTCAAGAGGAACCAGAACAAGTCGAGGCGTCCGAACCCGAGGTACTTGAAACCGAAGAAGTAGAGGTAGAGCCTGAACCACAGCGATTCCGAGTGAAAGCCGCTGGTGAGGAAAAGGAAGTCACCTTCGACGAATTGGTGGATGGGTATCAAAAGGGGCTGGACTACACCAAGAAGTCACAGACTCTGGCCGAGCAGCGTAAAGCTGTAGAAGCTGAGAGGATGGCCGTAGAGCAGGCAAAGCAGGCGCGAGATGCCTACGCGCAAAGGCTGAACCTGATCGAAGAGTTCATCAGTAAACAAGACACCGGGGAAAATCTCGAGGCGTTGAAAGAGACAGACCCCATTGGTTATGCCGTCAAGGTAGCCGAGCGCACAGAGCGCGAGAAGCAACTTGCGATGGTTCAGGCCGAGAAGCAGCGTATTGCTCAACAGCAAAACGCCGAGCGTCAAGCCGAACTAGCCCAAGCTGTCAACCGTGAAGCGCAGCGACTTGCGGAGGTGATTCCTGACTACGCACATCCTGAGAAGGGAACCGAAGTCAAGAAGATGGTTCGAGAGTTTGCCAAATCAATCGGTTATTCCGAGCAAGAACTGGCAACTGCTTACGATTCTCGAGCTGTTCAGGTTCTGTATATGGCCGCGCAATACGCGAAGTTACAGAGCCAGAAGCCTCAAGTAACCAAGAAAGTAAGTGAAGCGCCGAAGATGCTTCGTCCAGGCAATGCAGCAACTCAAAAGGTAGCGGCAGACGAAACAGTAAAGAAAGCTCATTCGCAGTTGAGGAAGTCTGGAAAAGTCTCCGATGCTGCGGCCCTGTTTGAACGTCTACTCTAAGGAAACATCATGACCACTTTTCGTACCTATGCCGCTATTGGTATGCGGGAAGACCTGAGCGATATCATCTATAACATCGCTCCCACCGACACGCCTTTCATGTCGTCTATCGGCAAGACCAAGGCTACCGCTGTTCTGCACGAGTGGCAGACCGACTCCCTGGCCGCCGCTAGCGTTTCCAACGCTGCTGTGGAAGGTGCTGACGCCACCACCGCTACCCTGGCTCCGACTGTTCGTGTGGGCAACCGCACCCAGATCAGCCAGAAGACGGTTGGCATCACCGGAACGCTGCAAGCCGTTGACAAGGCTGGCCGCAAGTCGGAATTGGCCTATCAGCTCTCCAAGGCTTCGTCTGAGATCAAGCGCGACATGGAACACATCCTGTTGAGCAACCAGACCGCCTCTAACGGCACGGCTGGCTCCACCGCCCGTACCCTGGGTGGCTTGCAGGCTTGGCTGAACAGCAACTTCGACGGTGGCACGAACTCCACGGCTGGTAACCTGGGCACGACCGCTCGCGTGGGCGGCACGGATCGCACCTTCACCGAGACCATCCTCAAGACGGTCATCAAGGAAGTGTACGAGTCGGGCGGCACGCCGAAGATTCTGATGGTCAACCCTGGTCACAAGCAGACCGTTTCGGCCTTCGCTGGCATCGCTGCTCAGCGTTACATGGCTCCTTCGGATGCTCCGACCACCATCATCGGCGCTGCTGACATCTATCTGTCGGACTTCGGTTCTGTGTCGGTTGTCCCCAACCGCTTCATGAACGCGAACAACGACTGCGCGGAGGTGGCCTTCGTGGTTGATCCTGAGTACGCTGCTGTGGCCTTCCTGCGTCCGTTCCAAACGAACGAGCTGGCCAAGACGGGTGACTCGGAGAAGACCCAGTTGCTGTGCGAGTACACGCTCGAGGTTCGCAACCAGGCTGCTCACGGTATCGCCGCTGACCTGACCTAAGCCGATCTATCGGTGACAACTAAGGGGGCCGGGGCAACTCAGCCCCCTTTTTCACATGAACACCAATTTAGAAGACATCAAGGTAGTCCACCGCAAGGCTCACGCCGATGACAATGGGGGCATCATCATTGAGAGCGCCCAGGATGTTGGCGGGATCGTTGAGTCCAATCGTAAGCAATTCAATGCTTATGATGAACGCGCTCGGTGGAGTGATGACCTGTTGGGCAATAAGATCGCTTCTATTCCCTTATCGGTGATTGACGATCTCAACCAAAAGGGCATCATGCGAGGGTTTCATGTTCTTGATCAGGCCCGTTTCAAGGCTTGGCTAAACCATCCTGACAACCGCGCATTCCGCACCCGTCCGGGGAGGATTTGATGGCTATCTCCACCTATTCCGATCTCAAGACCACGGTAGCAAACTACCTCGCTCGGTCTGATCTGACCAGTCAGATTCCTGACTTCATCACATTCGCGGAGAACCGACTTCGCCGTGACTTGCGGATTCGCCAGATGTCTAAGCTGGTTTATGCGACCATGACGGCAAACACCGCCACAGTCTCATTGCCGAATGACTTTCTGGAGATTCGGGACATCCACCTGAACACGACTCCAATTTATGCCCTAGAGTACCTGTCTCCCAACATCTTCTATCGCAATGCCGATGTGACAACCACGGGTGTTCCGAGGAAATACACGGTTTTGGCAGATGACTTCCAGTTCGCCCCGATCCCGGATTCGGCCTACAACGTCCGAATGCTGTACTACGCAGCCCCGGCCTATCTGAGCGACACCAACACCTCAAATGCGTTCTTGGCAAACTGCCCAGATGCGCTGCTTTACGCTTCTTTGGGTGAGGCAGAGCCTTATCTGATGAACGATGAGCGTCTTGCGACCTGGGCGGCTCTGTATCAGAGGGCAATTGACTCTATCAATGCTTCCGATGATCGGGGAGAATACGCAGGTGTTCCTCTCACCATGACTTTGGCTAGGAGATAAAAATGGCTGAAATGTCGAATTACTTGGAGAACGCGCTTGTAAACGCGACTCTCCGCAACACTTCTTACACGAGTCCTGCAACGGTTTATGTGGCGCTATACACCACAGACCCGACTGATGCGGATACGGGTACTGAGGTGAGTGGCAACGGATATGCGCGTCAGAGTGTGACCTTCTCGGCTCCTTCGAACGGCGCGACCTCTAACTCTTCGGCTGTGGAGTTCCCGCAAGCCACGGGTTCGTGGGGTACGGTGGCCTACATTGGGCTGCGTGATGCTTCTTCTAGCGGGAATCTGCTGTATCACACCGCTTTGGATGCGTCCAAGACCATCGCTACTGGTGATGTGTTCCGCATCGCCGCTGGATCGCTGTCTGTCACCTTGACGTAATGGCTGATCTCTACCCACCGTGGACAATAGACTCCCTTGATAACCTCAAGGCGAGTCTAGATGACCTCACGCTAACGCTTGATTCTCCGCTTTACATCACAAGCGTTACTCGGTGGGATGGGGATGGCGCTATCACAGCGTCGGCGAGTGTTACGGCAAGCGGAATACGGGTTCAAGACGCCGCTGCCTCGATAACAGCATCTGCCAGTTTCTCTGCCGATGGAACGCTTGTCCAAAATGCGAGCGCATCCATCACGGCATCTGGCACTTGTGAGGCAAACGCGCAGCTTGTCATTCCTGGCGCTGCCGCGATCACTTGCGTTGCAACGGTAACCGCTAATGGCGGCATCACCGCAGACGGTTCTGCATCAATCACGGCATCTGCAACAGTTACGGCAAACGGAACTTATGTTGCCGGAGGAGTGGCTTCAATCACAGCCTCTGCGGCTGTGACCTGTGACGCATCAGAGCAGGGTGACGAGTGGGCAGATGTGACGCTGCCAAACTTCAACTGGACAAACGTGACACTCCCAACGAATACATGGAGTCTCGCTTAAGGGGAGCGACATGGCAGAAACAAAGATTGTGTTCGGTGAGTGGCTTCCAGATCAGCCTGGTGTGTCTGGTGCGCTCCAGGCCGCATACAACGTCTATCCTCAACAGGTTGGATATGGGCCGATCCCTTCATTGGCGAACTACTCCAACAATGCTTCCGAGAACCTGACCGCGATCTATTCTGGAAAGATCAGCAGCACATCGACTCTTTTTGCTGGTGGAGCCACTAAGCTGTTCAAGTACGACTCTGGCACTCGCAACCTGAGTGATGTGTCAAAAACAGGTGGATACACGGGTACTGGAAAGTGGAAGTTTGTCCAGTTTGGTGATGCGCTCCTTGCAACAAACAACTCGCAGAAGATTCAGTCATTCACTCTGAACTCAAGTACCGCATTCGCTGATGTCGCTGCGGCTGCTCCCATTGCTGAGTACATCACGGTGGTTCGCGACTTCGTTGTCGCGGCAAACATCGCCTCTTATCCGAACCGAGTCCAATGGTCTGACATCAATGACGAGACAGATTGGACTTCTGGTGGAGCATCTCAGTCGGACTTCCAGGACATTCCTGACGGCGGGGATATTCAGGGGATAACTGGTGGAGAGTTTGGGCTTGTCTTGCTGGAGAAGTCCATCGTTCGGATGAGCTATGTAGGCTCTCCGCTGTTCTTCCAGTTCGACACCATCTCACGCGAGATCGGGTGCTATGAGCCTGGATCGATCTGTCAGTACGGAAACATGACCTTCTTCCTATCTGATGACGGGTTCTATATGTGCGATGGCCAAAGGGTCACGCCGATTGGTGCTGAGAAGGTTGACCGCTGGTTCTGGGATGATCTTGAGCCTGCTTATGCGAACTTCAGCTCTGCTGTCGATCCGATCAAGAAGGTTGTGATCTGGTGCTATCAAAACACCACAGGCGGGTATTCCCTGCTGATCTACAACTGGCAACTAAACCGCTGGTCTTACGGCACAACTGCTGCCACCTACATCGCATCTGCGGCCACCGCATCCACGACTCTTGAGGGATTGGATTCGTTCTCTGCCTCGATTGACGCGCTCACCGTTTCTTTGGACTCACGGCAATGGCTGGGTGGGAAATTGGTGTTTGCGGGGATTTCCGGGGCCAGGATCGTCACCTTCGAGGGCCAGCCGATGTCTGCATTCATTGAGACTGGCGACCTGAGCGCGACTGCAAGCCTTATCACTTTGGCCCGTCCGCAAATCGACAATGGCTCTGCTACCGTGGCGGTAGCATCTCGCGAGATGTTGGACGACACGATCACCTACTCAACGGCTGTGGCTGCGAGTGATGAAAACCGTGTCTCCCTCAGAAGCTCCGGCAAGTACCACCGTATCAAGGTTGTTCCTACGGGCAACTGGACAACGATGGCCGGGGTTGATGTGAACATCGTCGGGAGGGGCCGTCGATGATGTTTCGTGTTCTCCCCCCGTTTGGCGCTGATCCTCGAGGCATTTCCGAGGTAGTCAATGGGCTGATGAATGGCAAGTCCAACAATACTGGAACTGTCACTCTCGCCACGGGTGGAGCATTGACCACGACTCTCTATGACGAGCGGATCAGCACGGACACGAAGATCATTCTGCTTCCGTTTTCTGCTGCCGCATTCGCCGATCAGCTGCCTTTCGGGGCATTTCAGGACTCCACAGATCAGACTGCGGCCTCGACCACAGCGGCGTATGCGGTCACCCTGAACACAACCGATTACTCAAACGGGATCACGGTCTCCAACAGTTCTCGGGTCAACTTCAAGAACCCTGGGACATACAACATCCAGTTTTCGCTCCAGTTTGCAAATACAGACTCGCAGATTCATGACGTGGACATTTGGTTCAGGAAGAACGGAACCGATGTGGCAGGAAGTAACAGTCGGTACTCAATCCCAAATAAGCATGGAAGCATCAACGGCCATCTGATCGCGGCTCTGAATTACTTTATTGAGCTGGCGGAGAATGACTACATGGAGATCATGTGGGCGACAACCTCAACCGATGTGACGATTGAGCAGCTCCCAACCCAGACAAGCCCTACCCGTCCGGCGACTCCAAGCGCAATCGTGACGGCAAACTGCGTATCAATGGCGAGCATTGCAAATGTGTACGTTTCATCGCAGACTCAGGGATCGGCAACTATCAGCCATTACGCTAATTCCACAGCCGATAAGACCTTTGCTTACATTTTGGTGGGATGATGGAAGCACGATTGATTTCCCCCAACGATCTGCGACAATGGTGGCGATTCGTCAGACCAGGGCTGCTGCAAATCCTGCACAAGACCCCGGAACATTGGATACCCGAGGATGTCTACACAGACTGTTTTAATCGGAAATCTATGCTCTGGGTCGGCCTGGTTGATGCAAGGCCAATCGGGTTCATGGTTCTCCAGCCCCGAAACGACGCACTCCATGTTTGGTGCGCGTACCTTTCCGAAGTCGGGTACTTCGACGCAGGCTGGCAGCATCTCATGAACATTGCTCAACACGGTGATGCGAAACGCCTCACTTTTGAATCTTGGCGACCTGGTTGGGCCAGAAAAGCCAAACAACTAGGTTTTAAGCCCCGCTCGTGGGCGCTGGAGGTCTAAATGGGTGGTTCTACTCGAACTCAAACGACAACGAACGAACTCGATCCCGCAGTCCGTCCGTATGTCCAATATGGTCTGAGCGAAGCCCAACGGCTCTATCAGACCGAAACTCCTCAGTATTACCCTGGGCAGACCTTTGTCGGGCCTTCCGCGCAGACTCAACAGGGCTTGACCGCGCTCCAAAATCGGGCGATCTACGGATCACCACTACTTCCAGGCGCCCAACAGCAGGCTCTGTCCACTATTCAGGGTCAATACCTAGGTGGAAACCCTTTCTTCCAGGGGGCATTTCAGCCTGCCGCGCAAGCCGCACAGCAGTCTTTCTATGACGCAATGCAGAACATCAATTCGCAAGCGTCTAGGGCTGGTCGGTACGGATCGGGTGCGATGGGTCAGCTTCAAGACCGCGCATCTGGTCAGTTGGCTCAGACTCTTGCGAATACTGCTGGGCAGTTGGCCTTCCAGAACTACGAAGCCGAACGCGCTCGCCAGCAGGCAATGATCGGTGGTGCTCCTGCTTTGGCCGCTGCTGACTATGGTGACATTCAGCAACTGATGGGCGCAGGACAGACCGCAGAGGCTTACCAACAGGCCGCGCTCCAGGCTGACATCAATCGCTTCAATTTCCTTCAGGGATTGCCGCAGTCTCAACTGAACCAGTACCTTGGGGCGGTTTATGGCGCTCCTCGAGGTGCTGTGCAGACGACTCCTGTCTATACGAACCGCGCTGCTGGCGCTCTTGGTGGCGCTCTGGCTGGTGGTCAGATGTTCGGGCCTGTAGGCGCGATTGGCGGCGGTCTCCTTGGCCTTTTGGGTGGGTGATATGAATGAACTTTTTGCTCAGCTTTTTGGACAAAGCCCGAGTTACGCTAATGCTCTTTTCGGAGAGGATGAAGCGGCTCGTCTTCGGCAACAAGCCCAACAACAAGGACTCCTGAATGTTGGTCTATCCTTACTTGCTGGGTCTGGCCCTAGTACTCAGCGTCGCGGTGTGGGTGAGCTTCTCGCGCAGGGCGTGATGGCTGGTCAGCAGGCATACGCCGGAGCCTATGACAAGGCTGTCCGTGATCGGATGATGCAAGAACAACTGGCAGAGCGTCAGCAGGCTCGAGCAGAGCAGCAGATGGCTCAGCAAGCCATTCAAGGCGCATTCGCTCCTCGTGAGATGTATGGCGAGGATGTCATGGGCCAGCGAGTCGGGGTGGGAATGACTCCTCCGATGTTGGACATGGCCCGTCTTCAAGGAATGCTCGGAAGCCTGACCCCCGGCGCTCGAAGCCAAGTCCTGAAGGAAGCCGCCGCAATCCAAGGCGCATTTGCTCCTAAGCGAATGACTCTTAAAGAGGGTGAGCAACTACTGGAGGAAACACCGGAAGGATTTAGACAAGTTGCAGGGATTCCGAAGCCTGAGAAACTGCCTAGCGCAATTGAAGAATACAACTTCGCTGTAAAGGGTGGTTATAAGGGAACTTTTGACCAGTTCAAGCAACTTGGACGTTCAGCAACAACTGTTAATGTTGATACGGGCGGTAAGGAATTTGAGAAGAAGGCTGGTCAGTTCGCTGCTGAGACATTCCGTGATCTTGCAAACCAGGGCACTACCGCAACTAGGTCATCAATTCAGCTGGATCGGTTGAATACTCTGTTGGGTCAAACTGGAGGTGGTCTTGCCACTCAAGCTAAGGCAATCGCCGGAAACTTTGGTATCGAGACAAAGAACCTAAGCGAAATCCAGGCGGCTGAGGCAATCGTCAACCAGTTGGTTCCGTTGCAGCGACCACCAGGCTCAGGAACGATGTCGGATGCTGACCTTGCCTTGTTTAAGCGGTCTTTGCCTCGTCTGATTAACACGCCTGCTGGTAACAAACAGATCATTGACACCCTCAAGGCAATCAATCAATACGATCAGCAGATCGGTGCGATTGCTAGAGATGCGCTAAGAGGGAAGATCACACCCGAGGAAGCTGATGCTCGAATCATGAGGGTTCCGAATCCTCTTCGCAGGACTTTGGACGAAATCATTGGAGGCTAACGGCAATGAGCAAACTTGATGAAGCCCGAGCCGCTGGTTACTCTGATGATGAGATCAGGGCTTACTATCTGAGCAAGGGACTAGAACTCCCGAAGGAGCTTCAGGTCGGAGAGGCTCAGGTTACTGGCGCTCAATTGCCTAAAGCCCTGCGAATGGGCATGACGGCACTTCAAGGCCCGACCTTTGGGTTTGGCGAGGAAATCACCTCTGCCATCGCAGCGCCTATCATGCGTCGTCCTGGCGAGCCTTTGATGGACGCCTACGGACGGATTCGTGACATTCAGCGAGCTGGTATTCAGGCTTACCAAGAAGAGCAACCGATTGGATCAATGGTTGTTCAGACTGCCGCTTCTTTGCCTCTTGGCAGGATTCTTCCCGCTGGCCAGGGATTGCGTGGTGCTGCGGTAAGTGGTGGTGTTCAGGGAGCTATCGGTGGAGCTGGTGAGGCTCCTAGCATGGCTGATATTCCTGCCGAGATGATTCAGTCTGCGGTTGCCGGAGCTGGTGCTGGTGGCGCTATCGAGCAAACCCGTAAGATGGTTTCACCCGTGGTTGGAGCTGCGGCTACTCGTGCGGCAGGGATGGTTCCTGGGGCCATCCAAGACCTAATCAGCATGACTCCTGCCGACTATGCTCGTCGCCGAATTGCTCAGGCAATGATCCGCGATGGCGCAACGACTGAGCAAGTGCAGGCTCGCCTTTCCAAATTGGGCGATGAGGCTGTCATTGCAGATGCCGCCGGGAAGAATCTGAAAGACCTTCTGGACACGATGGCGACCCTTCCTGGCCGCACCAGGAACATCACAGAGCGTGTGATTCAAAGCCGACAAGCTACTCGTGGTGGACGTTTGGAAGGCGCATCTAGAAGCGCGATGGGTGTTGGTGATGAAGGTCTTGGCGCAACTGTAGAGGGTTTGATTACAAAACGCACAGCTGACTCCTCTCCGTTCTATCGACAGTTAGACCAGATGGTTGTGAGCGCCGATGATGACTTGGCTGGAATCCTTAACTCGGCCAGGGAACTCGGCGCTTTCAACATGGCGACCAGAATTGCCAAGGCCGAGCAGCGCCCGTTTAGTCTGAAGAAGATTGAGCCTGGCACAGAAGCGTCAATGGTTGATTTGAACTATGTCAAGCAAGGCATAGATCAACTTTTGACCACCAATCAAGCGGTTGATGCTCGCGGGAAAATGACGCCCTTTGGACGGTCTTTGGTTGGGCTACAGAATCGCCTGCTCGCAAGACTTGATGATGCGACCATTGACCCTGATACGGGGGCCTCTGTTTATGCTCAGGCTCGAAGTGCATTCGCTGGCCCGACAAGAATGATTGAGTCGGCAGAGTTTGGCCGTACGGTTCTGAATCGCAGCCCTGATGAGATTCGCTCTGAACTCAGGGGCATGGGTGATTCTGAGCTTCAGGCTTTCCGAGTCGGCGCTCAAGAAAATCTCAAGATGATGGCCGGAACCCGCGCAGGGCAGAACAAGCTGCTCAATATGTGGGTTGAGCCTGATACACAAGCAAAGTTGAAAGAAGTTTTCCCGAGCGAACGGGCTTATCGAGAGTTTGTTTCTCGAGTGACTGCCGAGCGCCGGATGAAAGAACTAGAGGCTTCTGGTCGTGGTTCACAGACCGCATCCAGGGAGGCCAGGATGGAGGATGTGGCTGCATCTCAGCTTCAGGATACAGTCAATCTTGCCGCCGCCGCCAAGTCAATGGATGTCGGTACGCTGCTGAATATGATAACCAGCGGTATGCGTAGGACTGCGGTTCCTGAGCCTGTTCGAGATGAAATCGGGCGAATCCTATTGAGTCGCGCTCAAAGTGGTGATGAAATCCGGATGATCCGCGAAGCAATGGAAAGAATGCGCCGACAGCAACAAGTCCAAACCTCGACCAGCGGTGTAGTTGGGGGCCAGTTCCAATCGGTCGCTGATCCGTTTGTTGAGACTCTCAAGTCTCTCCTTCAGTAAGGAATAAATCATGCCACGCGCAAAAATCTCAGAGTTTTCGACCACCGCTGGTGATAACACCGACATCGATGGAATCAACATCGCGGAGGGCTGTGCCCCGAGTGGTATCAACGATGCCATTCGTGAGCTTATGGCCCAGCTCAAGGACTTCCAGTCCGGCGCTGCGGGTGACAACATCACGGTTGTAGGAACGCTCGCGGCCAAGGGTACTTCGGCCTCTGGAGCCGATCTGAAGCTGTACGAGGACACCGACAACGGCACGAACTATGTCGGGTTCATGGCTCCTGCTTCCATCGCTTCTAATGTGCAATGGACGCTTCCTAGCGCAGATGGCACGGCGAACCAGGTTCTCTCAACGAACGGCTCTGGAGTGCTGAGTTGGGCGTCTGGTGGAAACGTCAGCACCTCGGCAAATAACGCCTTCACGGGTGCTAATACCTTCTTCAACGCCACGGGACAGACCTTCGGCACGGCCACATCGTCCGAGGACGGGATCATTATTGCGGGTCGAGCTGGTGGATCGTCTTCTTATCGGGTCACGCTGACTCCTGGAACGCTGACGGCAAGCCGGACGGCCACATTTCCTGATGCGTCCACGACCATTGCCGGATTGAGCGTCGCTCAGACCTTCACCGCAACACAGACATTTAGCGGTTCGTCTAGCTCCCTGGCGATGGTTTTGAATGATGCAGCAGAGACAACGACTGTCTCGGCTACTGCCGCAACGGGCACGATCAATTTTGATGTGACCACGCAATCGGTCATTTACTACACCTCCAATGCTTCTGCGAATTGGACGGTGAATTTCCGCGCCTCGAGTGGTACAAGTCTGAATACGGCCATGAGTACGGGCCAGAGCGTAACGGTTGCTTTCTTGGTGACTCAAGGGTCTACTGCGTACTACAACAGCGCGGTTCAAGTGGACGGAACTAGCGTCACTCCGAAGTGGCAAGGAGGAACCGCTCCTGCTGCGGGTAATGCAAGCGGCATCGATGCCTACGTTTATACGATCATTAAAACGGGATCAGCGACTTTCACGGTGTTGGCTTCGCAGACCCAGTTCAAGTAAGGAGTCCGTATGCCACTAATTGAAACAAAAGGCGCGGCTTCTGCACAGGGTTTTGGTGAATTCGCCAAGACTGGCGAGGCTGTATATATAGAGTCATGTTTCTCGACGTGGCTCTACACCGGAAACGGCTCTACGCAGACCATCACCAACGGGATTGATCTGTCCACGAAGGGTGGGTTGGTTTGGCTGAAGAGCCGCATTTCATCTGTTTACGACCATCAACTTGTTGATACAACTCGTGGATCAACGAAGTACATCAATAGCAACCTCACAAACGCTGAATCCACATCTACTAATCGTGTTACAGCGTTTAACGCTAACGGATTTACTCTTGCCGGTGGAAGTCAAGTAAATGAAAGCACCGGCTCTTACGTCTCATGGACATTCCGCAAGCAGCCGAAGTTCTTTGATGTGGTGACGTGGACGGGGGATGGAACTGGCAATCGCACTATTTCACACAGTCTTGGTTCTGTTCCTGGCTGCATTATTGTCAAGCGCACAGATACAACAAGTATTTGGACTGTGTTTCATCGTTCAATCAATAGCGGAAGATATGGGTTTATTCGTCTAGATTCCCAAAATGCCGCCAACACTTCTACTGATTTTGACTGGAACCCAACAAGTACAACATTTCAGGCAGATAACGATCTAGAGTTAAATTTTAATAATGGCACCTACGTCGCCTACCTCTTCGCCCACAACGCAGGAGGCTTTGGCCTGACGGGTACGGACAATGTGATTTCGTGTGGGTCTTATACGGGTACAGGCGCAGCCGGTAATGCGGTCACTCTCGGTTATGAACCTCAATGGGTATTGATTAAAAATACCTCTATTACTGGTGATTGGCAGTTGGTGGATGTCATGCGGGGCATGGTAAACGGTACAGGGGGAGATTTCGCCCTTGTTCCTAATAGTTCAACTGACGAGGTGTCATGGAACGGGGCTAGTGGTCTTACGCAAATCGCACCAACTGCTACTGGCTTCATTCTTGAGGGCGGGGGCACTTTTTGGAATAACTCCGGCAACACCTACATCTACATCGCCATCCGTCGCGGCCCGATGAAAACTCCGACGACGGGGACGAGTGTGTTTAATCCTAATATATGGACTGGCACAGGAAGTACTCAGCAAATAACAACAGGCTTTTTCCCTGATATGTTTATTGGTATAAATCGCGGCGCTATACACGCCAAGACATTCGCAACTGATATTTTGAGGGGCTTGGCTGTTACTTTAGCCACAAACGTGACAGACGCAGAAAATTCTGAATCTGGTAATACGTTTAATATGACGGGGTATAGCAACAATAACGGAAATTTAAATAGCGGGTTTGGCGGCGGCCAAACTTATGTCGGGCATTTCTTCAAACGCGCCCCCGGCTTCTTTGATGTGGTTTGCTATACGGGGACGGGTTCTAACCTGACGCTGAATCATAACCTTGGCGTTACCCCTGAATTAATCATTACTAAGAGAAGGAATGGCGCAACGTATGGCGCTGTGTATGCATCTTCTTTGGGTGTAGACCAATATCTTGAACTGTTTTCTTCCTCTACTGGCGGCAGATCAGCGGCGCAAACATTTTCTGGTTCTTGGTTAACACCGACATCAACCACTTTTGGAGTTGGTGTTACCGATCAGAACTTGAGTGCAGAGACATACGTCGCCTACCTTTTCTCAACCGTTATAGGTGTTTCCAAGGTCGGAAGTTATACCGGCAACGGAAGCAGTCAAACGATTAACTGCGGATTCACGGGCGGCGCTCGGTTCGTGCTTATTAAGCGCACGAATGCGGCCGGTGATTGGGTTGTGTTTGATAGCGCACGAGGAATTGTGTCGGGCAACGATCCCTTCCTTGAACTTAACACCACGGCTGCAGAGCAAACCGGACAAGATGCGGTTGACACAGACAGCACAGGGTTTGTCGTTAATGAAACAACGGAAAATCTGAACGTCAACGGCGCGTCCTACATCTTCCTCGCCATCGCATAAGGAGCAAAGCATGGAAATCAGAATTCGCGCTACTGGCGCAGTTATGTTGGAGGATGAACTCCGGCGTTGGGCCAAGGACAATGGTGGCCCGTCATGGGATCGCACCACGGAAGAGGTGCTAGAGGCGCTAGGCGCTGATGTAGTCTTCGAAGGCCCACAGGCTACAGGAGCTACTGTTTATCAGTTCTCTATGCGTCAAGGCGTGGAGCAGATTGATGGCAAGTGGTTCACCAAGCACGTTCTTGGGCCGATCTTTACTGACCGTCCTGCAACGGATACTGAGCCTGCCAAAACCGCTGCTGAGCAGGAAGCCGCATACAAGGCTCAGAAGGACGCCGAGCAGTCTAAGGCTATGCGTGAGCAGCGCAGCCAGAAGCTGAAGGAAACCGACTGGGTGGTGGTTAAGCATCTCGAGCGCAACGAGAACATTCCTGGCGCCTGGGAGGTTTATCGTCAAGCCTTGCGTGATGTTCCTACTCAGCAGGGTTTTCCTTGGAACGTAACCTGGCCCGAGGAGCCGTGATAAATGGTCACAGAAGTGGAGTCAAAGCTCATGACCCATGAGGCTGTTTGTGCCGAGCGATACGCTGGTATCAACGCTAGGCTCAAGCGGCTAGAGCAAATCCTGATTACCAGTGCTGGAGCGATCATTCTTCTTTTGATCGGTCTGGTTACAAAGCTGTGATCGATCCGCTGACCGCGATAGCTGCTGTATCGTCAGCGGTTAACCTAATCAAGAAGGCATCCAAGGCTGTCGACGATGTTCGCAGTCTTGGGCCTCTTTTGGGTAAATATTTCGATGCCAAACATGAGGCAACGAAAGCTGTAGCCCAGGCCAAGAAGAAGGGCGGCTCCAACATGGGGATGGCGATTCAGGCCGAACTCCAGTTGATGCAGCAAAAGCAGTTCGAAGACGAACTCAAGATGATGTTCTTCACCACCGGGAACGCTGATGTTTGGGAAAACATCCAGATTCGTGTGGCTCAGATGAACCGAGATGATGCGCTCGAGGCCAAGCGGGAGAAGGAAGCCGCAGCCCGTCGAAAGAAACAGATCGCTCAGATGATTGAGGCCACCGTTGGGGCTGTGATCATCGTTATAGCACTTGGTGCTATGGCATACATGGCCTATCTAGGATGGGGCCATTGCAAGTCTTCTAAGGAGTGTGGATTTTGAGAGTCCTGCCGAACACGATGTCTCGCTCTGAGAGAGAGGCGTATGTCAAACAATGGGCCGCGATCACGATCTCTATCTTTGCGCTGATCCTGGCCGTGAATGGGATGTTTGGTGGGTCTAACTCCTCCAAAGTCCTGAACAACACGATTCAAGCAAATAACTATTGGGCGTGGTATCAAGCCAAGAATGTCAGGGCGACTATCTATGAGACCTCTGGAGCCTCGGAGAAGGAAGCGAAGCAACGAGCCGACATGGAGGAGATATCTGAGAAGGCTCGGGCTGCTGAGGCTGCTCGCGACATCGCCAAGACACGGAGTCCCTGGTTCTCGTACGCTGGTATGGCGCTCCAGCTCTCCATTGTTCTCTCATCTGCTGCGATTCTTGCAGTAATGGTTCAACTCCTGTGGGTGAGTGTTCTGGTCGGTGGACTTGGAACCTCTCTCATGATTTACGCGATGGTGATCTGATGCTGTCTCTACTTTCTACACTTGGTGGCCTGCTGATCTCTGGCCTTCCCAAGCTCTTAGAGTTCTTCCAAAACAAGTCTGACCAGGCCCATGAGCGGGAACTGGCAAAACTTGCCACGGAGCGCGATCTACAGATGGCGGCGCAGGGATTTGCTGCTCAGGCGCGTATCGAGGAGATGCGTACCGAGCAAGTCGCTCTAGAGACTGACGCCAAGATGACCGAGGCGGCTCTGAAGCACGATGAAAAGGTGCTGGAGAAAGCCTCTAAGTGGGTGGCGAACTATGTCGGGACTGTTCGGCCTACCGTTACATACATTTTTATTCTTGAGCTGATCGCGGTAAACGGTGTGATTGCTTGGTATGCCTTCACCCATCCGAGCCTGATTCAGAACATCGACGACCTCTTGCGGGTGACCGAGGTGATCTTCACCGATGACGAGATGGCGATGCTCGGCGGGATCATTGGATTCTGGTTCGGATCACGCTCCTGGAAGAAATGAAGCTCTCAAAAGAGGGCGCTGAGTTAATGCATCTCTACGAGGGGTGCAGGCTCAAGCCTTACTTATGCCCAGCGACGATCTGGACGATTGGATATGGCCATGTTCTCTACCAAGACCAAATCCGACTTCCTGTTGTCAGAAAAGAAGGCTATAACGGGCTTCTCAGGAGTGACTATCCACTCAAGGCCGAGGACTCTCGTATGTGGTCGAAGCAGGAAGTGGAAGATTTGTTCCGAGATGATGTCGGCACTTTTGAGCGCGGTGTTCTTCGTCTTGTGCCCGGTGTGGTTGAGTATCAAGGCGCATTCGACGCTCTTGTCTCTTTTGCGTTCAACGCTGGGCTAGGCAATCTTCAGCGCAGCCAGATTCGCATCAAGGCCAATCGCGGAGAGTGGCAGCAGGCCGCAGATCATCTGATGGACTGGACTAAGGGCGGCGGCAGGGTTTTACCCGGCCTGGTTAAACGTAGGAAAGCAGAAAGAGAGCTTTTCCTCTCAAGCCTATAGGTGATGTATGGCAAAACATCAGAATGTTCCTACCGCAGTCCAGGCAGAGCAATTCGATGATTTTGTCAAGCAATGGCAGGACTTGCTGGGCCTGCACCGATGGCGAATAGAGCGCGGCCAGAAACAGGCCAAGGATGCAATGGCATCAGTCGAGTTCAACGACGATGCGAAGCTAGCGACTTACCGCTTAGGGGATTTCGGTGCAACGCCGATAAACAATAAGTCCCTATCCCAGACAGCACTCCACGAGGTGCTTCATGTTTTCCTCCATGAGTTGATCGCCATCGCACAAGACC